ATTAGTTCCTGAACAAGCTATGACACCATCAGCGTATACGTGCATGCCTAGTATTGCATTACCGCTATTAGGTCTTGTTCCGTCTCCTAGTTGCGAATAACCGTTAACGCGTCTATATCCGCCTCTTGTAGAAACTTCAAAGTTTTTTAATTTTGTAGCTTTTCCGGGAGCTTGTAAAAGTTCTAACGAATTACTTGATTTATCTAATCCACCTTGTAACGCTACTGAAAAAGGCTGTGAAGCCGCCATTAGAAATAAGTCCTATCATCTGTCATACTTTTAGGTTGTGGATTAATAAGGTTAGATTTCATATACCTCATACCTTTTTTATAATCATCCATAGCAAAAGCTGCTTGCTGTAAGCTTTCTTTAAACTGATGTACATAATAACGAGTCTTAGCTAAGATTACCGAAGCATATTGATCTGGCATTGCTATAGTATCTCCGTGTGCAGAAAGTGCAGTAGGTGCGCTATAGGCATAAAAATGTACGTTATAAACTTTATCAGGTATAGGGCTTAATCCAAACTTACGATTATCAGGACTACGAATAACATACTTAGGTTCTCCATAGTTCTGGGTATCAGCATCGTCTGCGTTTTCAGAATCTCTTAAATACCTTGTCCAATCTGTAAGTGTTATAAACTTTAGACTTTTAGATACATAAGGTGCAGATTCTCCACTAACGCTAATAGTTGTGAGATAAAAATCATCCCAATCTATAGATGAATAGTCTGTAGTTATACTAGAGCTTCCAGATTTAAGAGTATACCAGCGTGTTCCCGCAACCGAAGCAACAGTAACATTTCCATAAAAAGGATCTGTACCACCACTAGCTGCTGCAGCAAAAAAAGGTAACTGAGGTTCTTCGTTAGCTATATCGTTTAACGACCTGTTAACCGCTTCTTGTACAAACGCTTGTATTCCTACAGCACTTGAAAAATTAGCTGACGTTAATTGAACTTCGTTAAGCTCTCGTAAAACTTCGTTAGTTAATGTTAAGTATGTTGTAGCCATTAAATGCCCTTCTTACTGAATATACGATCATAGTTATCATTGTATTTCTGTTTTGCTTCTCCAGAATACGCATGACCTAACAATCCTAAGACTCTAGTACTTTTCTTTTTCTTAGAGCCATTTAGGATTATAGGATTTTTATTACTTCCTAACTGTGGCATTTTTTAATCAGGCGTTGAGCCAAGATGTAAAAACTCTACTAAGTAAGTAACTGTTGTAGCTGCCGTAGCAAGGTCGTTTGCTAAAGGCGTTAGTCTTGCATAAAGTGTACGAGCTGCAGCACTATATAAAGTAGCTGCAACAACCATTGCTTCTGAAGTTGCTGGGCCACCAATAACACCAGCAGCTACTGCAGTACCCAAAAACGCATTAGCTGCATTTCCGTGTGAGTTCTGAATAAGATACAAAGGTGCGTTCGCTGTCCAAGTTACTGCTGCTCCGCCATCATCTAAGATAGCTGTAGCGGCAACTAGTTGTGCGCCGCCTGATGCAGTTCCCATACTAAAATCAACATCATCGCCTGATGCTCCTGCTGTAACAATATTACCTGCAGGGATAGCAATCACATTACGAATGATTGTATCGGCTGGTTGTGTAAATGAAATATCATAATTTTCTGCTGCGGTAACTGCAATAGTTCCTGTAGTAGCTGAAGTCCATGAAGTACATATATTGTCAGCAATATCCTGAACGTCTCTCGTTCTTGCTGAGTTACGCCCCGTATCTCTAACATTAAATACTGGGTTTGACATGTTGTTTCTCCTTTATCTGAAATAGATAAGTTGTTGTTTAAATAAAATTTGTACTCTAAAAAAAGAAAAGGGGGTTTTTACACCCCCAAGTCAGTTTAGTCAATACCGTAGAAAGCAGAAACTAACGCACTGTCACGTAGTACTTTGGCTCCATAAACATGAAGACCTCGTACAATGTCACCGAATGAGTCAGGATCACGCAATACTTCAGTACTTGTAATCGTCTGTGCAGTTGCAGTAGAAGACATGTGACCAGCCAAACATTTACCAGCAGCATTAGATGTGCTTGCAATGTTGTTTGATTTGTACATGCTAAATCCACGCAATTTACCAGAAGATACTAGACCATTTCTAATAGAACCTTGACCTGCGTTGTAATCAACAGATAAGAGTTTTGACGCACTTGCCGAAAGAGTTTCATAGAAATCAGGTGAAGCGACAAACCACCTACCCTCTTCAGGAATATTAGAATCGTCAAGTAGACGAGCCATGTGTGCTAGTACATCAATAGGATCGTGTTCAGATGATCCAAAACCTATATCAAGATTACCAGTTCCATCAAATGTTCCTGCAGCTAAATCAGTAGCTGAGTCAGAACCAAGTATGTGGTTAGGACTTGAGGCAGCAACACCTGAGAACATAGTAGCGAGTACACCTTCATCAAACGCATCTTTAAGAGCATAGGCTGCAGAAGACGAAGCAACTTCACGCCAGTTTACGTGTGACATATTGCTTTCAATATCATCCACTTTAAACTTAAATGCGTTAGCTGTATCGACAACTAGAGATAACTCTTGGTCGGTGAGTTTAGTTTGGGTTACATCAGCACCACGTTCATATTGGTACACAGTAATTGTAGGTTCTTTAATAATCTTTACAGAATCTCCGAAGGCGGTTAGTTCGCCTGCGTAGTCAGTGTTTGTAATCGCTTCAATTACCGAAGCCTTTCTGAAAAAGTTAAGAACCTTTTTAGAGTAGACTGCGGGAAGAAAAAACGAGTTATTTTGACCACTGACGGAGTTTGCAAAGTTACCATTAGTATCAGTACTCTGTTCAAAGTACTGGTCTGAGGCATTATAAGCCATGATTATTCTCCATTATATATCAAATTAAAAGTTATTTTATTTTACTACTCTGCCTTCTGAAATAGCAATCCCGATTTCATCTTCAAACCGATCAAACTCATCCATAGACATTGCAGTAATTTCCCTTTCAGTCCAAATTCTATCTTGCTTCGGTTCAACCGCAGTTGTTTTGGTTGAAACCATATCAGCAGCAGATTTTTTGGACTTAGTTGAAGATGGCTTTCTAGCTCTTTTAGTAGAAACATCTAACCCCATATCACGTTTATATAAATCTAATGCACGACTAGCGAGAGCAGCGTCATTACTATTTTTATATATCCAATCCTGGATAGATTGTGGCTGTGCTTTCGCCCAACCGTGGAACTCATCGCTGTTTTTAATATCTTCAAAATCAGGATGGTTCTGTAACAATCTATCGTGTGCGTTTCTAGCAATCAGTTCTGTTTCACGTTCTTCTAAAATTGCAAGCTTTTCTTCTAGGGTTTTAGTCCGTTCAGAACTTTGCATATGTGCTACAGTCTCAACTACTTCGTAAACATCAGGATATTGTGCTCTAAACTTTTCCAAGTCCTCTGGAGACTTTGGAGCTACATATTGAGGTCTGTTTTGAGCAGCCTCATCTAGTAATTCCTGTTCTCTAGTTTTAAACTCAGTGAGCTTAGAGTCGTAATGTGCTTTCAGATCATCGTATCTTTTTTTATAATCGGGCTTCTTATAAGGTTTATCCTTAGAAGCTCCCCTCTTAGTTTGCTTAGAATCGTCTTCTTCCAATACCTTTTCAGGTTTCTGAAAAAAAACATTGTTAGCAGATTCGAAGTCTGTTTCTTCTTGCTTGTGCCATTCTTTATTCGCGTTGTAAGGATTCGCGGTTTCTTCTTGAGCTTGTGCCATTTTCTATACTCCTACTCAGGGCTTTCTAAACAAAGTGGCTGCAAATGTCGACAGTGCAGGGTTTGTTATTGTAAAGGTAGCCTTTCGGTTTATGTTGTGATAGAGGGCTTAGGGGTCTAAGGTGGCTCTATCGTTTATTGCAGGCGGGGATTAACAGAGAGCATGCTTTTATTAATTGCTGCTTCTGTGATGTCCTTATCAACGGGCTTACCATATTGGTCAACCCTTGAAGTATCTTCATATATTTCTCCACCTGTTGCTACTTCCTGTCTTCCAGATTCAGCTTCAGCTTCGGCATCTTCCATCATACTTTGTAATCTGTCTGCGCCTATGTACTCTGTTGCTTTTGCTGTAAAGACAAACTCCCCGTCCGACAACCTTGCGGGTATCGAATCGGAGACTTCTGAACCTGGTCCGTTAACGGGGCCAGCTCCTGAAAATTCTGTAGCTGTATCCATAAGCTTATCAAACATAACGCTTAAATCTGGATCAGCTTCTAATTTACTCATTAACGCTGCCTCTTCTTCTGGATTTAGAGACTCAGAGACTATAAAGTCTAAGTATTCATCTTCCATTTCGTTATCGGGCATTACGTTTTGTTCATATTCTTCGTGTGTAGCCCCCGGCATTTCAGTACCGTCAGGCATTGTGTGCATGCTCTCTAGTCCAACGGGACTATCTGGTAACATTTCGGACATTTGAGAATCTATCTCGCCGCCTTCTTGTTTTTTATTTCTCTTTTTCTTCGTTGCACTTGCTGCTGCTTTACGCTCTGCTTCTTTCTCTGCGAAAAACTCTTTACGAAATTCTGCTTTCTGCTCTGCGTGACGCGCTCTAATCTCTGCTGCCCTCTCTGGGGTTGCTCCACGCTTTATTTCTTCAC